ACTCAATGGTCGTATATACGGGGTCCTTTTCGTCATGTGGTAGTGTCGAGAGGTCGACATGGTGTGACGATTTACTAGCTAGCGCTAAATAGCGCATTAAGGCATGCATGCCGGTGAACTTTGGTGTTGATACCTCGCCTGCCTCACGATAACAATTGTGAGTCAGGTAAGAAAGACGCGCTTCGACTGCCTTTACGGTAGGGAAGCGAGTCCAATGGAAGGTTGTACCTTCCGGGTTATCACCAAGGTTTATCCAACAATAGCGTGGTGCACGAATATCACGACCTTTGTCAAGACAAGCTGATATAAGCTTTAGACTTGACATCGGTGCCCAGGGTTGTAATGGCCTTGGCGTGAATATCGTGTTAATATCGTTTATCCGCCCATCACGAACGGCATTTGAAAGCTTGTTCGGTTTGATGGGTAAAAGACGGTACGGGAAAACAGGTTTCGCAGGGATGGCAAAAATATCCACACCTGCGTTGTAGAGGAGATCATACTCTCTATGGTATTTCGCATAGAGGTATTCGAATACCCTTCTACGTACTGCCTCTGGTAGTCCGCTTGAATTTTCGTATGTCGTCCGGGGGACAGTGCACCATTGGTAGCCTGACTCCCGTCCTTTTCCGAGTCCAAGAATAGATTTCATCTTGAACTCGGGGACGCGACGATATTTTCCATTGTCCTTCAAATAGATATGCTCTGCATGAACATATCCGTTTGTACTGAAGTATTCCTTCGAAGTATTTGGTATAAAGCCAGTCCTTCGTTGGGCTTCACGGACCATGGAGCATGTTTTCTCATCATCAAATGTTGATGATGCGTCATCACCTGTTACTACGTAATCAGTGATACGATCATGGAAATGATGGAAAACACCCACGTTAAGCAAGGTTAGTGCAGGGAATGACACCCCATAGCACATGTGTATACCTCGCTTTGTCACACTTGGTTGAACAAGTCTGTTGGAGATTTGTTCGAGCCATGCATTACGCTCCCCCGTCCATTGGTCGAGGGTTTTTCGCGTTTTATGTATGACTTTCCTGGTCTGAGTCAGATCCCAATGCTCCCCTTTACGGGTCGCTTGGATGACTGAGTTCCAATTTTTGTGTGACATCATATAGGAATTACCGAAGTTAAGAAGAAACTTCGATAGTCCACTGTTGCAATTAAGTGCAAAAGACGAATCAATATTCGGCTCTTTCACTTCCTCTGTACTATATACTTGGTTCGGATACTCATTAAGAGGATTCGACAGTTTATTGTACTCTTGAGGGATTATTATGGTGTGCGGCCCGAGTAGGTACCGTACATCCTCAAATAATTCTTTTGCTTCCTCAGGCTCTAGGTCAGTATGTTTTAACATATTTTCCCATGCTAATATAGCAAATTCGTGTGGAATTGAGTCACTTGAGGTTTTAAAATCAGTGGATAAGGCAAATTTACCTACCTTCAATTCGGGGTTCATTCTCCGGAAGGTTCGCCCACATAATCTTGAAACGATCTTAAACCCAATCGTTCCGAGGTTCTGGGCTAGGATTGATGTATAC